AGATGAAGTAATGATTGAAAAATTTCCAGAGTGGAATGATGATGAGTTTGACCACTATGACTATCATGAAAAATATGATTGTGTACCTGGAGAAGTATTAGACGATTATGTTTGGCAATGGATGGATGGACAATGGGAAGATCTATCCTCTCCTTTCAAAGAGGAAAAAGAAGGTAGCTTTTATGGTTACAAAGAAAAGAACGACAATTACGTTCATGGGTTGGATGACTAATGATCTACTTAAGAAAAGATATGCCACAAGTGCATATGACAGATATTGAACGATCTGATTTTTCATTTACAGTAAAAAACATAAAATATGTAGACTTACTTCCAACACAAAAAGACAGAGATAGTAAAGTAACTAAGAAAATGGAAATGCGTCTCAGCGGCGGATTTTATAGAAACCCAATAAAAGTATGTCCAGCAAAAGCAGGAAAATACTATATTATAAATGGGCACCACAGGTATGACTTTCTATCAAAAAGATACCGAGATGATACCGAAGATTCATGGATAGATAATTGCGAGTGCGTAATTATAAATGCAAACTTAGAGGACATTTTACAGTATTTTAAATAATTAACTCGAAGGGCGACCATAATTTTAAATTTATGGACTCTCCCAACCATATACTTTGGTTCGCCCTTTAGAGTTTTTTCGTACACAAGGACACAATGAAGGCAGTATTAAGCAACAGAATATACATAGAGTGCAGTAACGAGTATCAAGAATACCTCGACAAAGAACTCACCTACAGTATACCGCCTCGTAGACCTACTGATCCGCCTATCATCATAAAGAATATGGGCGTAGTAAGAGCAGGTTTAGTGACCTTACCAATCGGGAGAACGGATTTAATTCCAGACGATTACGAGATAGTTGATAAGCGTGTTGATTCACCTATCGAACCACTTGACTTTAGGTTTACTTTACGAGACTCTCAACAGTCTGTATATGACGAAGTCGAAGGCAGTTGTATAATCAACGCTTGGGTAAGTTGGGGAAAGACATTTACTGCGTTAGCTATCGCAAATAAATTACAACAGAAAACTTTAATTGTTACTCACACTTTAGCCTTAAGAGGGCAGTGGGAAAAAGAAGTAAAGAAAGTTTTCGGGGTTACGGCGGGTGTGATTGGCTCAGGGAAGTTTGAGATCGATTCGCCTTTCGTCGTGGGAAATGTGCAAACTTTGTATCGAAATATCGACAAAATCACACAAGAGTTCGGCACTATTATACTTGATGAAATGCATCATGTAAGTAGCCCTACTTTTACACGAATTATTGATGCTTCACGAGCAAAGAATAAAATTGGTTTAACAGGAACCTTGCAACGAAAAGACGGAAGACATGTAGTGTTTCGTGATTACTTTTCGAGTACTGTTTTTAAACCACCAAAAGAGAATTATCTTACACCAAGTGTAGATATTATAAACTCTGGTATTCGTTTCATGGACGGCAATGTTGACTGGGCTACAAGAGTCAACTCACTTGCTTTTGATTGGGAATACCAAAATATGATCGGTATACTTGCCGCAAGTTATGCAGCAAAAGGTCATAAAGTTCTAGTAGTAGCCGATAGAGTAGATTTCCTAAAGAGTTGTGCAAGGCTCGTAGGAGATACTGCAATCTGCGTAACTGGAGATATTCCACACGAGCAGAGAGCAGAGATGGTTAAGGAAATCTTTACTGACAAAGATGTTCTTTTTGGAACACAAAGTATCTTCTCAGAAGGTATCAGTTTAGATTGCCTTAGTTGTCTCATTTTAGGTACGCCCATAAACAATGAGCCCTTGCTCACACAGTTAATCGGGCGAGTAATAAGAATGTATGACGGAAAACAACAGCCCAAAGTAGTGGATATTAACTTACATGGTCGAACTGCTAGAAAGCAGGCTTCGGCGAGAAGGGGATATTACATACGACAGGGCTATGAAGTTTTTGAAGTATAGCATGAAAAAATATATCTTGACACGGAGTTAAAAGTTTGTTATAATATGTTATTCTATAATTGGGAAAAAGTAAAAAGGGAAAGCAACGGGAGTGTCAAAGATATTTTGACGATACTTCACATACTTACCTATAAGCTACCACCAGTGAATAGACATGATAGAATATACAAGTTCTGGACTAAAAGTTTTCATGGGGATTCGTTCCTAGTAAACCCAGAGGCGTTATTCATTCAAAGAAGGAGATATTCAGATGGCGAGATTGCACAGTATGCAGGTATCGCATCATTGCGTAATTATTTTGAATATCAAAAAAATAAAGATACCACATTAGACCTCCTCCACTTTACAGGGGACGAGGACAGTATTAAAAACAACAGATTACTACGAGTAGAAAATGACAGAATACATTTTTTATTTGAAGAAATCACTTTAAAGGAATTAAAATGGCAATAAAATTTAATCAAACCAAGGGCGAAGCCCAAAAGAATAAAATCGACAGTTATCAATATGTCGAAGGCGACAACAAAGTAAGAATGGTAGGGGATATGCTTCCTCGCTATGTTTACTGGTTGAAAGGCGAAAACGGTAAGAATTTACCATTCGAGTGTCTATCATTCGATAGAGACGCAGAAGCATTTACCAATGTAGAAAAAGACTGGGTGAGAGAGTATCATCCTGAACTTAAATGCGGTTGGTCTTATGCTATCCAATGTATCCACGATGGAAAAGTAAAAGTACTAAACTTAAAGAAAAAATTACTCGAGCAGATAATGGTTGCAGCAGAAGATCTTGGTGATCCAACTGACACAACTACTGGTTGGGATGTTTACTTTAAGAGAGTCAAGACTGGACCAATGGCTTACAATGTTGAATATCAACTACAGGCTCTTAAATGCAAACCTAGAGCTTTAGACGATGCTGAGATGGAACTCATCGCAGAACTTAAGTCAATGGACGAAGTACTTACTCGACCAACAGCGGATGCACAAAAAGAACTACTTGACAGATTACGTGAAGGAGCTAGTAACTCTACTCCAGACGAATCAATCTCTGACGAATTCGACATTTCGTAGGGGGTTATTATGTTAACAGTAGGAGATAAATTTCCAGATTTTTCTATGCAAGGTGTCAATGAAGAAAATGATTTCATTGATGTAGATATACTATTGTCTGGATGGACAGTAGTGTACTTTTACCCAAAAGACTTTACATTCATTTGTCCAACAGAGATTGCGGCAATGGATAGTATAACTGAGCATGCTGATGTTATTGGTGTGAGCGGAGACAATGAGTTTTGTAAACTTGCTTGGAAGAAAGATAACTCTTTAATTAGGGATATACAACATATCCTTGCGGCAGACTGCGGTCTAAAACTATCCAAAGAACTTGGCATAGTTGACGAAGAAAATGGAGTGTGTTATAGAGCAACTTTCATAATTGATCCTGAGGGAATAATTCAACATGTATCAGTAAATGCGTTAGATACAGGAAGAAACGCAGATGAAGTTTTAAGAACCCTCCAAGCGTTGAAAGCTGGGGGATTAACAGGGTGTTCATGGACACCAGGCGAGGAATTTGTAGCATAATGAAAAAAGAAATCTTTATCTTTCTAGTATGTTTTGCTGGAACTATTGCTGTTGCTTACGACAACCTTGAATACAAGGGTGCTCCAAGAAACAGTGCTTGTTATGGGCAGTGCTATGCAGACTATGTAGCATTAAATGGTACTACTGTAGAAATAGAAAGAAAGAAACAATTATTAGCACAAGCTGATGAGTTTAGTGATATCAGAAGTTTATGGGCAGGCTGTGCAGCTTGTCATGGGCAAGAAGGCGAGGGAGGCATTGGTCCAACCTTAGCAGGACAGTCCGAAACAGATATCATTACTAAATTAACCACATACAAGAATGGGGGCATGATTGGTTCACAGTCTGCCTTAATGTGGGGTCAAGCGGCTATGTTGTCTGAAAACGATATTAAAACTATCGGTAAATTTATACAACAAGGACTTCCAAAATGATTCTATTCACTGCAGATTGGCATATAAAACTCGGTCAAAAGAATGTACCACTGCCTTGGGCATGTACACGCTATGAAATGTTTTTTGAACAAGTTCATGACTTAGAGAAAGATGTCGACCTGCACATCATTGGTGGGGACTTATTTGATAGAGTCCCCAGCATGGATGAACTTACACTTTACTTTGACTTTGTAAAGGGTGTCACAGTCAAGACAATTATATTTGACGGCAACCACGAAGCGACACGAAAGAATAAAACATTCTTTACAAATTTAAAAAAAGTTACAGAACAACTTAATTCACTAGTAACAGTTATAGATGAAACTACAGTGGATGATTTTAGTAATTATGCAATATTACCATATGCAGACTTACACAGAAAAAATAGTATTGAAGATATAAATTCTTCAGTATTATTTACCCATGTTCGTGGAGAGATACCACCTCATGTACAACCTGAAGTAGACTTATCACGATTTGATAAATTCAAGGTTGTATTTGCAGGCGACTTACACGCACATAGCAATACACAAAGAAACATAGTATATCCTGGTAGTCCAATGACTACAAGTTTTCACAGAAATAATGTTGAAACAGGATATCTGATGATAGACGATAATGATGGGTTTCAATGGACATGGCATGCCTTTGACTTACCACAGTTAATTCGTAAAACAGTTACAGATCCTAGTGAAATGATACAAACTGAGTTTGATCATACTATATACGAAATTGAAGGAGATGTATCTGATCTAAGTAATATCAAAAATAGTGAATTACTAGATAAAAAAGTTATAAAAAGAAAGACAGAAGCAACTCTAATACTTGGTAAAGAGATGACAATAGAAGAAGAACTAGGAGAGTACCTAAGTTATATATTAGAGTTAGATGATAGTAAAGTTAAAAATATTTTAGGAGTGTTTAGTGATTACGCTAAAGAAGTTACAATGGAGTAATTGTTTTAGTTATGGTGAAGGAAATGAGTTAAACTTAAATGAATCCATAGTTACACAATTAGTCGGCACAAATGGAGCTGGTAAAAGTTCTATTCCTTTGATTCTTGAAGAAGTATTATTCAACAAAAACTCAAAAGGAATTAAAAAAGCAGAGATACCAAATCGTGAAGTCAATAAAGGCTATGATATATCTTTGTCTTTTGATGTTGTAGATGATGAGTATAAAATTGAAGTTGTTCGTAGAGGTAATATTAAAGTAAAACTCTACAAAAACGGAGAGGATATATCCAGTCATACAGCTACAAATACATATAAGACACTAGAAGAAGTAATTGGTATAGATTTTAAAACTTTCTCACAAATTGTTTATCAAAATACTAATGCTAGCTTACAGTTCTTGACTGCCACCGACACTAATCGTAAAAGATTCTTAATTGATTTATTACAGCTAGATAGTTATGTAAAATACTTTGAAGTTTTTAAAGAATTATCACGAAATTTAGCTGGAGATGTTTCTCATGTACAAGGGAAAATTGACACAATCGATAAGTGGTTATCAGATAATTATTTGGAAGATACATCACTACTATCGAAATTAGAATTACCATTTTATTCAGAGGAAGATGAAGAGTCTTTACGTTCTTTACAAATAGAATTCCAAAATATCTCAGAAATTACGAAAAAAATTAACCAAAATAATTTATACAAAAGCCAGTTAGAGTCCATAGATTTAGGACTAGCGAAAGAGTATGTAGATAGTAATGAGTGGCAAGATACAGAACATCTAGTGCAGGAGATTGGAGAGATCAAATCACGAGGTGCACAAGAAGTGCGCATGGTTAAGAAGTACATGGACTTACAGGAACTAGATGATGCTGGATGTCCGACTTGTGGTCAAGATATAGATTTAGCATTTATACAACAAGAGCTCCACAAACATCAAACTGCTCGTACAGCATACTCTGAAAAACTAGATGAAGCTAATGATAGACTTGCAGATATTAATGATGCGAATAAAATGCTTAAACAAATGGAACAAAGAATAAATACTTGGGAAGAGATATATAGAAGCATAGACCAGACTCTCCCTTTACAAGTTCCAGACTCAGAAGAACTACAAGATAATATTACTAAATTAAAAGAAAGAATACGCAATAGACAAGAAAGAGTAACAGAAGTAATAGAAGAAAACGAGCGTAGAGAAAGACACAATACTCGTCTTTCAATTATTGAAGAACAACAAACAGATTTTGAAAATCAACATACAGATCTTAACAAGCAGTTAGATACTTCTAACGATAAGTTTGCTAATGTTGATATACTTAAAAAAGCTTTTAGTACAAATGGACTACTAGCATATAAAATTGAGAATCTTGTAAAAGATCTCGAAGAACTAACAAACGAATACCTTGCTGAGTTATCAGATGGACGATTTAGTCTTGAGTTTGTCGTATTAAATGATAAACTTAATGTAGAAATAGATGATAATGGCAAAACTGTAGATATATTAGCTTTGAGTGCGGGAGAGTTAGCAAGAGTTAACACTTCAACACTTCTAGCAATTCGTAAACTAATGAGTAGTATATCTAAGTCTCAAATAAATGTATTATTCTTAGACGAAGTAACAAATGTTTTAGACGAGCAAGGGAAGGAACGACTAGTAGAATTACTACTAAGAGAGGAAAATTTGAATACTTATATAGTATCACATGGCTGGACGCATCCACTACTAGCCAAGATAGAAGTAATAAAAGAAGAAAAAGTAAGTAGGCTCGAACTTGGTTAATCCTAGACAAAAAGGTAACCGAGGTGAGCAACAAGTATTATCCATGCTTGGAAGACTTACAAATGAAAAATGGGTACAAACTCCAGGATCTGGTAGTGGAAAGATCAAAGGAGATTGCATGGTGCCTGATAAAGTAAACTTATTTACTGTCGAAGTCAAGTTTTATAAAGACATTGGTTTCAATAGTAAAATATACACTCAGAAAAGTAATAATCTTTTCAAGTGGTGGAGTAAACTTTGTAAACAAGCACAACAAATGGAACAAGAACCACTGTTGATATTTAGAGAGAACCACGGAAAGTTCTTTGCAGCAACAGTACGAAAACCAAAAAATACATTGCGTTATATGCACATTGCCTGGCTAGGTGCATATATACTAATCGCAGAACACTGGCTAGAAAAAGAGGAGATACAATTTACAAATGGCGATAACATTCTCAGACCTTGGGAACCCAATTCAAAATGGGAACTTGCTGATAGTTGATAGTCTCAATATAGCTTTTAGGTGGAAACACCAAGGTGTAACAGACTTCAAATATGATTATGTACGAACAGTAGAAAGTTTAGCAAAGTCATACAACGCAGGTAATATTATAATTACTGCTGACGGTGGCAGTTCTTATAGAAAAGAAATATTCCCAGAATATAAAGCAAACCGTAAAGAAAAATATGCAGAACAAACTCCTCAAGAAGAAAAAGAGTTTGCTATGTTTATGGCAGAGTTTAGTAATACTCTAACATTACTCAAAGAAAAATATCCAGTCTTTCAATTCAAAGGAGTTGAGGCTGATGATATTGCAGCATACATTAGTATGAATCTTGATAAGTACGGATTAGACGAATGTTGGATGGTTTCATCTGATAAAGACTGGGATTTACTTATCAATGATAGAGTTTCTCGTTTTAGTACAGTTACTAGAAAAGAAACCACAGTACATAATTGGGATGAACATTATGATTTTGAGATCCCCGATTATATTACATTCAAATGTCTGACTGGCGACAAAGGGGACAATGTTCCAGGAATACCTGGAATTGGTCCAAAGCGCGCAGTTCAGCTAATGGAACAATATGGAGACGTTTTTGATATCTACGATGCTTGTCCTATAGATGGAAAGTATAAATACATTCAAAATCTCAATGAAAACGCAGAACAACTTCTGATGAACGTTGAGCTTATGGATTTAGTTACTTACTCAGAGCAAGCAATCGGAGAACAAAACATAGAAGTTATTAATTCAACTTTAAAAAGGCACTTAAATGAAAATAGATTATAGTCAAGATTCACTGTTAACAGAGTTTAGTTTACGAACTCTACAAGACAGATATATGGTAGCAGGGGAAACATCACCTCAAGAGGCTTTCGCACGCGCTGCAGAAGCTTTTGCAGATGATGACGACCATGCCCAACGCTTGTATGATTATGCAAGTAAACTTTGGTTTATGTTCTCTACTCCAGTACTTTCCAACGGAGGTACACAACGAGGTATGCCTATCTCATGTTTCTTAAACTATGTTGAGGATTCAAGAGAAGGTATTACAGATCATTATACTGAAAATGCTTATCTATCTTCCTTTGGAGGAGGTATAGGGGGTTCATGGAGTGCAGTTCGTTCACAAGGAACATCAACTTCAAAAGGCTCAGAAAGCACAGGTGCAATTCCTTTTATGAAAGTAGTAGACGCAGAAATGTTAGCTTTCTCACAAGGAGTTACAAGACGAGGGAGTTATGCAGGTTATATGCATATTACACACCCTGAAGTCGAAGAATTTTTAGACATTCGTAAGCCAACAGGCGGAGATGTCAACCGTAAGTGTACAAACTTACATCATGGTGTAGTTATAAATGATAAGTTTATGGAAACTATACACAGAGCTACACATGAGCAAAACTTTGATGATAGTTGGGAACTTATTGATCCTCACAGTCATGAGGTTAAAAAAGTAGTGTCCGCAAGAACACTTTGGGTAAAATTATTGCAGAATCGCATGGAAACAGGAGAACCTTATCTTATGTTTGAAGATGCTGTAAATGCTGATTTACCAGACTTTCAGAAAAGAAAAGGTCTCTATGTAAATCATAGTAATCTTTGCTCTGAAATTACTCTTGCAACAAATGAAGAAAGAACAGCAGTATGTTGTCTTTCTAGTGTAAATCTGGAGTATTTTGACGAATGGAGCAAAGTACCAGCATTTATACCAGACTTAGTAAGAATGTTAGATAATGTATTAGAATACTTTATCAATAATGCTCCAAGTCAAATGGAAAAAGCTAAGTACAGTGCTTTGCGGGAGAGAAGTATTGGACTTGGTGCTATGGGATTTCATGCTTATATGCAGAGAAATAATATACCTTTCGAGAGTATTATGGCTGCTAGTAAGAACTATGAGATGTTCAAGCATATAAAACAAGACGCATTGTCGGAAACTCGTAGACTCGCCGTAGAGCGTGGAGCGTGTCCTGATGATGATTCATGTGAAGTAAGAAATGCACATTTACTAGCTATTGCTCCAAATGCAAGTTCTAGTATTATTTGTGGAAACACAAGTCCAAGCATCGAACCTTTTCGTGCAAATGCATTTACTCAAAAGACTAAAAGCGGATCATTTTTACAAAAGAACAAATACTTAGAGCAGTTATTAGAGCGCAAAGGTGCGAACACTGATAATGTATGGAAAGAGATTGTTGCAAACAAAGGAAGTGTACAACATTTAGATATTCTTACTCCAGAAGAAAAAGAAGTATTTAAAACAGCTGTAGAGATTAATCAGTCATGGGTAGTGGAACACGCTGCAGAAAGACAACAATTTGTTTGTCAATCTCAAAGTGTAAATCTATTCTTTCCGCCTGATGTAAATAAAGGCGATCTACACAATGTACATATGTTAGCATGGGCTAAGAATTTAAAAACATTATACTACTTAAGAAGTGAAGCTATCAGCCGTGCTGATAATGTTTCTTCTCAAGTAAAAAGAGAAATAATCTTTGAACAAGAAGATTGTTTGGCGTGTGAGGGATAACTATGAGCCAACTATTAGAAGAAAGAGAATACTATAAACCTTTTGTATATCCGTGGGCATTTGAGTTTTACAAGAAACAACAACAAATGCATTGGCTACCTGAAGAAGTGCCATTACAAGATGATATAAAAGATTATAAAGAAAAATTATCAGAAGGAGAAAGAACACTTATAGACAATATATTTAAGTTCTTTACTCAAGCTGATGTTGATGTGTGCTGTGGATATGCTAAGCATTATCTACCCACATTCAAACAACCTGAAGTAAGAATGATGCTAGTAAGCTATGCTGCGATGGAAGCAGTTCATCAAGAAGCATACTCATTACTACTCGAAACTTTAGGTAAGTCTGATGAGATGTACCAAGAGTTTTTTGATATACAAGCTATGTCAGAGAAACATGATTATCTTACAGACTTCAATATGGACACACCACATGAAATGGCTAAAACAATGGCTGTTTATAGTGGGTTCACCGAAGGAGTTCAGTTGTTTAGTAGTTTTGCTATACTATTGAATTACCCAAGACATAATATGATGAAAGGTATGGGACAGATTGTTACATGGTCAATAAGAGACGAGTCTCTACATGTAGAAGGTCTTTCTAAACTTTTCAGAACATTTATTGCAGAGAATCCAGAGATATGGACAGATAAATTAAAGTATGAAATCTATTGTGCTGCTGAAAGAGTAGTAGAACTAGAAGATAAATTTATTGATATTTGTTTTGATAAAGCAGATATTCCAGATCTAACAGCGGCTGAGGTAAAAGAGTATATTCGTTATATTGCGGATAGAAGATTGCTAGGATTAGGTATGAAAAATATCTTTCATAGTAGTGATGATAACCCCTTGCCTTGGATTGATATGCAAGTTAATGCAGTTGAGCATACCAACTTTTTTGAAAACCGTGCTACAGAGTATGCGAAAGCTAGCACACAAGGAAACTGGCAGGATATATTTAAATGAGTACAGAAATTACAAATGAAGAACCAGTGTTGGTGTTGAATGATAAGAAATATATCATATCTGAAATGACTGATTTACAAAAAGCTTTTGTTATTGAGTTAAATGCCTTAGAACAAGACATTAATACTACAAGAAGAAATCTTGATAGATTAGTTTTAGCGAAAGAGGGTTATACTTCTAGGCTACAACAACAATTAGAATCACCACCTGAACCTTCAGAACCAAACGAAAAACCCGCTACATAGCGGGTTTTTTATTATCTTGCGGTTGTTGGTATTCCATTTGCAACGAATGGATTCTCGGCAAATGCCATGTAGATGTATGTTGTGCCACTTTCATTTTCTGAACCTGAATTTCTGCATTTAAAACCATTAGATACAAAGTCAAAATTTATTACAGTTTGGTCTGCATTTGTTGTGTTAGGTAACAATACTGTATCTGCAACATTAAATGGGTCTCTTTTATTATCATATACAACCCAGTTACCAGTAGTGCTGCTTTTTTTAGTTAATATCCAAGCAGGTTTAAAGCCTGTATAGACGAATGCACCATTTGTATTTCCATTGCCGATATAACTACCAAACTTGCTGAAGCCTTGTTTTTCTGCAAACACATAAGCTACATAATTAATGTTATTTGTATTTGTAGGAGTATAACCACCAGAACCACCTACTGAATACACAGAAGATGTTGGAGTTGTATTATCCCAATCGTTGAAAGTTGACGCAGCATCAGTTTGTGGCATTTGTAAATATTTAGTAGCACCAATTGCTTCGTGATAACAACGCCAAGTTGGTACATTAGATGTTCCATTTCTATCTTTAGAAATAATCATTTTAGGAACAGCACCTAAACCATGTCCTACTGTTTTTCCTGTTTGAACTCCATTACCTGTATAAGTAACAATGCTAAATCCTGCCGTTGTGCTTGCTTGTACTGTTGCGGTTATATTTCCATCCGTATTGCTTGAGGTCGTACCACCATTGGCTTTCCATTGCCAAGCTACATTAGATGCACTACCAGCGTTTAATGCTGCGGTAGAGTTTACTATTCCAACTGTAAATCCGTCTGTATCAAAACTTTCTAAATCTCTTTCTGCTTGTTGTGATTCATTTCCTGTGGTTGTCGTTTCAGCAGAGGTGTCATTAGTAACAAGTCCTTTTAGTCTACCTCTTGAACTATCTACAATAAAATAATTATCAGTATATGATGTGCTTGTTCTTGCTTTAGCCCATATAAAATCAGGCTTCAAATCACTATTGCCATCATTAGTAATTTGATTTCCAGTGGCATTATTACCAGTCCAAAGAGCAGTCTGAAAATATGCTGAAGGATCTTTTATTGTTGAATAAGCCATTATCCGAACTCCTCTAAATTTTTGGTACATAATGCGTAGTACCCGCTTGGTGGAGCATACTCGAATGTTCCGTAGCCGTTGGCATCACTTGCACCGCTTGAGATTGAATTGATTGTATAGCCACCAAAGTTTGATTGAAAATAACCAGGAGTTTGGTAAAGAGAAGAAGCAAAACTAAAAAATCCGTCTACTGCACTACCACTATTTGCGGCAAAACCACCTGTGCCATTAGCAGGGTCTGCTGAGTTTTGCCATA